TCTCCACGTCGTAAAGGAGATTCGAGTTGATGATGCTCTGCAACACCGGCCAGTCCTCGAGCTGTTGGTCATGCACCGGCATCCACACGGCAATGGTCCGCACCGTCGCGGATTGCAGATCGAACTCCTTCGCGCCCTCCGGCTTCTGGGCACCGTGCGCCGTGATTTCAGCGGCGCGGGTGTAGGACACCTCGCGCACCCACTCAACGCTTGAGGAGGTGGTGGGGATGACGTTCAGGATGTCCCGCAGCCGGAGCGCGTCGAACTCCGTGACCTTGTAGAGGCCGGGCACCCGTTGCGGATCAATGACGCCCGTGCCAATCGTCGGCACGGCCTTCCGTTCGTACATCTCGGAAATCTGCGCCTTGGTCAACGGCACAAGCGCCTGGCTTGTGTTTTTCTCCCGGATGAGGCTGGGCACCTCGGCCAGTGTGAAAGGCGTCTTCGGCCGCCCAGCCTGGTGGAACTTTTTCAGCGTACCCTGAGCCATGACAAACTCGCCGAGCCTCATGTACCCGGCGACGGGCTCCGGTCCGCCCTTGCCCTCCGTCGGTTGATCGGCGAGTGGGATGTCATCGGCCTGGTTCTCGGGCGGCTTCCAGTTCAGCGCCTTCTGGCGCTTTTCGCTTTTCGCCACGAAATCGTCAAGTTCCTTCTGGAGCGTTAGAACGCGGTCCGCCTTCTGGTCCATTGCGTCCGCTTCGTTCTGGTCCGGCGTGTAGTCGCCCTCCGTTTTCTTCTGGAACGCCGTCAACTCCGCATGGAGTTTCGACAGTTCGTCCCGCTTTTTTTGCATAGGATCCATTATCCGTTCTCCTGGTTCATGCGTGCGAGCGTCGATTCCGCCGCGTGCCGGGCCGCTTCGATGCGGGTGGCGAGGCGAACGGCTTGGAGGCGGCGAATTTTGCGCATGACTCGCTCCAATTCCTCCGGTGCGGGTCCCGGGTCCGGGCCGGCCTTGCCGGGTGTCCCCAGGAGTGCAGTAGCTTCACGAACGAGCCGCGTCAGTTCCTCGCGTTCGTCCGGTCCGAGTTCTTTCCCTTCGAGGCCGAGAAGGAGCGCCTTGGCCGCCGCCGTGTCAATCCGCGCCTCCGGGTTCATCGGCCATATTACGACACTGACCTCGTGCAGTTTGATTTCTTTGAGATAACGGTACACGCCTTCCGCCTTTTCGTCTTCGGTTTCCGGGTAGCGCACCTCCACAGCCTCGTAACCGATGGACAGCCCATCCACATAACCGCCCTTAATGCGCCGGAAAACCTCATCACCGTCCGGCCCATCAATGACCTTGAACACCGATTCCAGGCCGTCCTCGGTTTCGGTCCCTTCGATCATCTTGCCCACGACGTTCCGAACCGAGCCGCCATTATGTGAGTCGAGCAAGGGCAACACGCGCTTCGATGATTTCCAGGCATTTAGGGTCCGCTTGAATGCGCCCCGTTCAATGACATCACCGCCGAGGTCCCGGTCCCATGTCGCCGCCAAACCGGAAAAGGTCCGGGCGTCGTCATCCACCTCTTTCACCTCGAAGCGGCTTACCAGTTGTTTTGTCTTCATGGTTCTAATCCCTTATCCGGTACAGCAATGTACAGCGGCAGTTTGGCTCCCCTGGCTCCGTCAACCCGACACCGGGAAAGACCGCGTCAATCGGATACCAGGTATCCCCGTCATCGAGTTCGTCGTGTTCTGGCCTCACCCGATCATCACGCGAGGACAACCAGTATTTTTCGACCTGTTTGCCGGAAGTGCGTTGATAGTCGCTCATACCCTCGCGCTGGCTACCATTCCAGGCGCGGGTGGTTTCGGTGCGGGCCGTGAGTTGTGCCCGTTTGCGGTCGAAGGCCGGAAGCGTTTCCAGGCTTTTCCGCAGGTCCCGAATCAATGCGCCTTCCTCGAGCCCCTTCTGCACCGTCGCCGCCACCGCGTCCCCCGTCGTCTGCCCCATCACCTCGGCCAGGAACGCCGCCTCTCTTTCGGCATAGCGCGTCAGGCCCTCCTCGAAAACCGTGAAACTCAAGCCGAGCTTGGCTGAAACCTGTTTTACAGCCTTCGATGCCGTCGAACGCAGAAGCGGATACATCAATGCGACAAACGCCGGCAACGCCTCATTCTCCAGATATTGACGGACCTTGCGGACAAAGTTGTCACCGCTCCCGGCGTCCACCTGTTTCGCTTCCTCGAGGTACTCGCCCGCCAGCTTTAAGATGTCCCGCTTCTGGTCCCGGAGCGCATCGAAAACGACCCGCTCCCAGGTCGATTCCGCCGCCTTGCACGAGCCATCGAAGACAAGCCAGTGCAGGCCATTCAGATCGGCGGCCACCTTGCGGGCGGGTGGTCCGGCTCCGCCCATTTCTTCAGCCCCCAAGCCACCGCCAAAGAGACCACCACCCCCGCCGCCAGTGTCAATTTCGTCGCCGCGTTCATCGTCCAGCGGTTCCTGTCCAGTGTATATGCGCCGTTCGTTAAGTGTCCATTCCTGCCGGAGCTTCGTCGCCGTGTCCGCCCGCCGTTCGTCATCGGCTTTGAGTGCCCGAATATTCTCCAGGTCGAACACAATCCGCTGCCCCGCCGTCCGTTCCGCCGGCGTCAAAAGTTGCCGCGTCATCGCCTTTTCATATTCGTGCCAGCGCGGTTCAATCGTGTCCTCATACGTCATCCGCCGGGCTTCTTCCATTTGTGACCAAGGCGAATTTTTCAGACCAACCTCCCAGCCGAGCACCACGGGCGGGACGCCATACACCGCGCCAACCGTCGCCTCAATGCGGTCCAGGAGTTCGGTGGGCAAAAGCTCCTTTAAGGGGAACGCCGATTGTGTGAACGTCGAGCCACCCAGTAGCACCAGCGGCTCGCCGGCCTCCGCCGGTCCCGCGTGATATTGGCGGATGCGGTTCACGTATTGCTGGAACTCATCTTCGTTTGGATTCCAGTCCGGCGAGGGCGAAACCACACCGCCGGGAGCCATCGCCTTCCTAGCATAGTTCCGGATCATGCGGTTGACCTGGTGCCCTAAATCCAGTTGACTCAACGCCACCTCGAGCTTGGACAGCGGCGTTTGCCAGGACAGCGGATTGATTTCACGGAAATGCACGACGTCCGGCGGAAAGTAGAATTTCTGACCGGCGCGGGTGGTGACCCGGAAACGTCCCCAGATCCGGCCTTCCCAGGGTTCGCTCTCAAATTCATCGGCCGAATAGGGCAGAAGCCGCATTGTAGGACCGTTCGGGTTGTCCCGCATCCGCACCCAAAGACAGCCGCCGGACTGGAGTTGATAGGCTTCCGTCAACGCCATCAGAAGCCCCATATCATAATCCGGGCTCGGATCGGTCAACAGCAATTCCAGCCGGTGCCCTTCGACCATCTCCGGGCCGTCGTCAGTATCCACCACGACCATCAACGGCGGCTCGGAAATCGTCTTCCAGCGGTATTCCGTCGCCGTGAAACAATAAGCCGACGTCGCCAGCGCAATCGCCCGGGTCAACGTATCGGCCTCCGGATAGGCGCCGGATTCGGAGAACAACGTCATGGAAGCCGAGGACGGGCCGACAAAGGACACGCCGGTTTGTTTCGTTTCCTTCCCGTTCGGTTCAGGATCCGGGAAAAGTCCGAGCCGGTTGGCTAATGCGTCCAGAGCTTTCAAGCCGCTTCCCCTTCATCCATGCCAGGAAACCAGACACGCGGCGCCGGACGTTGACGGATCAACGGTTCCAGCGCATAGCGGGCGGCGTCCGGGCCGTGGTCATGGCCGTCGGCCAACTTCGGCAAAACGTCGCCGGTCCTGGTATCGGTTTTGTAGCGCCATAACCGCGCTTCCCGGATGAAATCCTTGCAGCGCGGATGAATCACAATTTCCTCGTAACCCCGCAGATGCTCCACGCCATCCTCCACAGAGCCTTTGCCCTTCTTTGCGCCAACGCACCGAAAGCCGCGCCGGTTCAGTTCGTTGATCGTTTCCGGCCGCGCCGAATCCGACCGTATCACATGGTCCTCCGCACCGGGCACACGGGAGAAACGTCTGGCGATAGTGTCCATATCCCAGCCTACCCCGCGTTCGTCATATTCCACCCACAACCGCGAATCCGCAACCCAGAGGCGCACTAACACCGTCGGGTCATTCGCAAAGCCCCAGTCCGCGCCATAATAGGGGCCGTTCCAATGGTCCGCCGGTTCAAACTCCTCCACCCGCCACTTGCCGCCCAACACTTCGGCCTCCGACCGGCTCCACGGCTCGCCGCCCCAAATATAGGCATAGGCTTCTGGATCCCGCTTGCGGAGTTCCGCCGCTTCCTCTCGGAGGACGTCCGGCAGCCACGGGTTATCCCGATAGCCAATCTTCTGGACAATCGACCGGGCCGGCGGGAAATCAATGAACCGCCGCCACGTCGGGTCCGTCGAGAGTGCCGGGTTGAAGCTAACCCAGATTTCCGAATCTTCGGCGCGGATCGTCGGAATCAAAACGGACCACGATTCGTCCGATACCGCCTCCGCCTCTTCCACCCAGGCGACGTTAATCCGCTCGAGGGATTTCAGCTTGTGCGGATCCCGCTTGATGCCCTGAAAAAGAAACTCCGTTCCGTTCAGCCCCCGGATAATCGTTTGCTGGATTTGATAGAAACCATCCAGCCCGATCATGGCCGCCTGGTCCGCGAGGAGCTGGTGAACCGAATCCCGAATAGACGCCTGGTATTCGCGGAAACAGCCAATCCGTAGCGGTTGCTGGTAACCCAAAGCCAGGAGCGCCCTGGCGAAGCTCCACGATTTGCCGGAACCTCGCCCGCCGTATTGCACACGGTAGCGGACAGAACCAAGCGGAGGATCTAGCAAGAAACGGGATTTCCGGGGCAACGCAACCGACAACGGCGGCGCCTCAATCATCGGCGTCTATGCCGTCAGGTTCGACAAACTCGAAACGCACCTGGGAAGGAAACGGCTTCCCGCCAGTCGTCACGTCGGTTTTCTGGGTTGGCGGCTCGAGGCCCCGGAGGATGCGTTCAGCGGCGAAACGGACGGTGGAGGGCTCTCGGTCGGAAATCAACGCCTCGAGAGATTGCCGGGTTTTTTGGCGGAGGCCGTCAAGCCAGCGGGTTTCGGCTTCAATCAATGCCCGTGGCCACCAGGAACAATCCTCCCAGTCCCGGATGGACCGTTCTCCACACCCGACCGATTCCGCCGCCTCTTTTTGCGTAGCCCCCAGAAGCCGCAAGTATGCGACGGACACACATTTATCCCAATCGTGAGGTTCCTTGACCGGATCATTTTCAACGGCAGATGATCGCAAGAATGCTTCCCGGCAGAGTTACGAGCCCTTTTCCTCCATCCAAATGGATAGGACAGGCCACGCCATAACGCAAGGTTCCCCCGCCCGGGCCTCCCCACTTCGACGCCCCTTCCTGTTGCTGGGAAATGGGAAAACGGGGCTGTTCCCGGGACGGGGGTTGGCTTACTGCCCTAGTACCTCACGGATCCGCCGTTTGATCCTTCGCCGGCGCGGTGTCCAGGGAATCCGAAGGTAAAAATAGCGGATCCAGAACCGGAGCGTTTTCATCGTGTCCCCGTCTTTCCTTTCGTGAGGCGGCCACAAAAGCCGCAGTAGCCATACCCCAGATAATGCCGGACAATCCGCCGGAATTTCTGGAAGCAGTTGCAATCCCCCCCGGGATGATACGGCGGCGGATCCTGTTTCGGCCGTTTCGGTTCGGTTGTGATGTTCATTGTATGAACCTCGGAAAAATGTCGCTGGTCCGTTCGAGCATTGCCTGGCAACCGATCCAGATGGCGTCCCGGGCGTCTTCCATTTTGCCGCCTCGAGGGCCAGTCGGCAGTTCGATGTTCACCATTTCGGCGGACCGTTCCAGGAGCTCCTGCCTGGTTTCCTTCGGCGTCGTGAGGGCGGGCACCTGAACAAATCG